GGGGCGTCATCCTCAGTTATCCACAAGTCATTTTTTAGTGCGCCACCTAAACCTACTTGTTGCATTGTTAGTCTTCGTCCTCCATATATATTCTTTTTTTAATTATTTCTGTTAAATTATCTCTAGCCCACTCAAGGCTAGAAATAGAACCAACAAGTTGCCTATAGTGTGGGTAGTCTTCAGCACTGCCATTACCCAGTGCTAGTCGCAACTTATTAATCTCTTCGTTATACTCTCGTACTACCTCGTCCCAAATTTCCATTCTTAGTTATAAATGGTGCTTTTGCGAGAAGGTTTAATTGGCTCTGGTGCTTCCCAAGAGTAATCATCCCATTGATTTAGTTCACTGCGAATATTACGTCCACCTGTGATCTCTTGAGCATAAGCATCACCATAGCCTTTTTGAGTATCCTTTACATGAAAAGGATATCCTTTACCTTTCTTCATCATTGCTTTTCTCCTGTTGTTGAACAGCAATCTGCACAAGAGCATTAAGAGCTTGTGCATCCATATCTGTTTTAGTTTGCATTTCTTTATCAATCATTTCTTTTATATTTTGTATAGCTTGTCGCTCATCGTCTTTATTTAATTTAAACTCTTCAATCATTGCTTTAACCATTAGTTCCATTTCTTTTAGTTTTTCTTTACTGGAACGATTTGCTTCAGCATTATCACGTTTAAGATTATCAGTAGCCGTAGCTTTCATCATACCAATAATCTGTTCATTTTCTTCAAGCTCAAGTTTTTTGTTCTTTAGTTCAAGTTCAGCAGCATTAGCAACAGTATTAGCTTGCACCTTTTGTTTTTCTAATTCAACTTTAGCTTGCTCAAGAGCAACAAGCTGCTGTTCAGGAGATTGAGCCATACCTAGTGCTTGGTTAGCATTAAGAACTTGTTGTGCTGCTTGTGCCATAGCCATTTCAGCAGCAGCAGGATTATTTGCTTGTTCTGGAGCCTGTTGCATCATTTGATTTGCAATGCCACTCATCTGTTCCTGATACTTCATCACAGAGTGTTCTTGAATATTAGCCTGAATAATAGGAGCTACACGTTCCATAATTGGATTAGCACCATTAATAGGATCTTGCAGATACGCCATCTTTACCTGCATATGTGCATCATGGTTCTGACCGGGAAAGGCTGCAATAGGTACGCCTTTCGTCGCTGCCATAATATCAGATACCGGGTCCATTGGTTTAGGTTCAATTTTAGGCGGAAGTATCTCATCCACGTTAGGCATGTTAGATGCATTTAAAATTGTTCTGTTCAATGCTTCCAGATTAAACATCCCCGGTGGTGACTGTTGTGCCATCTGTAACGCCATGTTAGCCATCATCATACGATGTGCGTTGCTAGGAATATTAGGATCAGATACTGGAATAATATCTATGCGACCATCAAAGTCTTTCTTAAATATACTACGATCTTCATATGGAACATCATATGGATATTCATCAGGAAGATAGTCATAATCAATACGAGCAAGAATACGAAACTCATCTTTCTGAGATTTGTGTACTCGTTTGTGAATTGCTGTGAAGAACTTGCTGCTTGCTTCTAGTAAAGCCATAGTGGTTCCAACGGGTCCATAGGAGGCAGCATCAGAGATAACTTGCTCTGTGCTGTCCGCAAACTTCTGACCAGCAGTAGCTACGAAGTTCAGCATTTGGAATAGAGTAGAGGAAGGCTCTTTATAGGGAAGGGGAACAATAGCCTTTGATAAGTCTACACCAGTTGCCTCAACCTCCTTGAACTCGCCGGGAGATATAGGATCATTGTCACCAACCATCCTAACTCCCTTGGCCTTAAATCCTCCCGGTAAGTTGGCAAACTGTCCAGCATCTATGAGGGAACGCATAGCTGCCGTTGCACTCATTGTTAGATTACCAAGGAAGTGTATAAGACCTAGGCCATAAAAACCAAAGCCGGGAACAAATCTATAATGTACAAAGTGATTTATTTTTTCTTTGTTCGGGTCATCTTGCTTGTAGTTTCTACGGATACTCAGCACCTGTCTAGACTGTTGCTCAACAGTTACAATGTACGGACAGGCTTCTTCTTCATCTTCAATATTAAGATAGCAGTGTTGCTCTAGTAGAACATACTGTGGGTCATGGTCTGACATAGGAGACAAACCAATGATTGTATCCATCTTCTCACTGAAGGAGGTGGTGGGATAGGAAGCAGGAGAGCCTAGCTCAACATCTCCATATACACCAGCCCTCATATCTCTTTGTAATTCTACTGGACTGCGATAGATCACATGCGTATAACGATCTGCATTGGAAAGGTCAGTTGCATAGTAAGACACATAGAACTGATCAATAGGAATAAACTCTGACTTAGGACGCTTCACGGTGGCATCATAGTACAGCTTTTTAAATGCAGAACCAATCAATGGTAAATGGAACAGCATTCTTTCAAACTCGTCAAAGTATTCCGGCATCTGTTCAGTAAGCTGATAGTTCATGAAGTTCTGAACACGGTTAGCTTGTAATTCTTTTTCAGTGGTTGACTTACCCATGATCCTAGCTTTAACAGGACCATTAGCGGGAAACAACTCTCCAGATGCTTTAGATTGAAACTTAACTGCTGATTCAATTAACAGAGGATGCACAGCAGTACACGCACCTTGAAAAGGTTCAGACCCTTGCTCTAGCTTTAGACCTAACAGATCAAAACCACGCTCAAACATAGACTCCCACTCTGAACGAGAATCTTTATCAGCCTCAAAGTTTTCTATTACGTTTGCTGCTATTTCTTCTAGATCATCTTCATCCATCTTCTCTATCATATTGCCATACCATTCAGCAATATCTTCAGAGGCTTCCATCTCTATATTATCAGAGAAGTCTACAATAACACCACCATCTTCTGCAACCTCAAAGGTAGCATCAATATCTTCTGTTTCAGGAGCAAGAGGAACTACATTTGTTTCTTGTTCTGGTATACGATCAAAAGGATTACGTTCTGTTGCCATCATGCAACTCCTAACATTCTTTTAGCGGCATCTTCGCTAATGTTATAAATATTTGCTATACGACTTATTCTTGATGGTGGTGTTGTATCTCTAACAGGAAAAGCTGGAGCAGGTGTTTCAATAACTTCTTCTTTTTCTTTTATAACTGGTTTTTCTACAGGCGGTGGTGCTATCTCTCTAGCACGAGGAAATCCATAATCATAAACATCAGTGGGTCCAGTAAATCCTATATCTGCATCTGTTGGAGCAGCCACTCCAGTTGCTGAACTTGGACCTATACCAAATGAGCCGGGAGCCATTGTATCTTGTGAAGGACCAAAAAAATCAACTGCTGTTTCTTGATAAGATGGAATAACATCAGGCAACTCTGGTAGTTCAAAACCTGTTGCTTTTTCAACTGCATCTATTGTATGACCTAGAACACCCTTACCAGTTCCTGATAGTGCAATGTCAGTTAATGCGCCTATAGGACTTCCAGCAGCTAATGTCTGTGCTGCAAAACCAATACCTTGTGCTAATCCTCTTTGTGCCTCTGCTTCTCTAAAATCTGCTTGCGGTCCCACAGGAGCATTAAGTTCAAAACCCATAGACTGAACATCTGTTATTGAAACTTGTTGTTCTGGAGCAGATATAGCATTATATTGAGATACAGCCTCTACTGTTGTAAGGTTAGGATTTTCTCTAGAAAATTCTGCAAATAAAGATTTATTAGTGCTTGCCTCATCTGTGCCAGCACCTGTTAAAGAGTTAGGATCGTAGTCCTGTCTGAATAATCCAAAAGGACTACGTGCTTCAAAGTCTCCCCTGTAACCTAGACCAAAAGTTTTAAACCCTTCTTCTTCTAATTTATTCATTTGTGGAATACCTAAAAGATCAGGAGAAAAAAATCTTGTATCTAAAAGACTTTGCGCTCTTTTTTTAAATCCTCTTTCTTTTAAATTTTTTAATGAATCTACTACCCCCTGCGATGTAGTTGGCACATCTGGAAAACCATAATCAGTAAACTCAGGTGTAAAAGGATCAAATGGAAGACCAAAAGTTTCATCACCAACCAGCGGTCCAGTTATTGCTGATTCTCTTTGAGCTTGTGCAGCTAGTGCTGCTAACTCTGCTTCTCTAGGATCAAAACCAAAACTTCTGGGATCACCTCCACGACCTCCACCTACACCTGTCTCTTCTCCCGGCCCCGGCCCACGACTAGGATCAGCCGAGGCAAGATCAGTAGGATCATCATCAAAATCCTCTGCGCTAAAACCATCATCACTAAAATCTTCATCAAAATATGCAGGAACACCTTTAGTTCCTTTCACAGGTTT